GATATTGCACTAAATGTTGCATTACAAGTAAAACCACTACCACCAGTAGGGGATACACTTCTTTGAGTACAACCACCTGTTCCAGCTGAAGGTATTCGTATTATACCTGCTTGACTTATTGTAACCGAACCTACACCACCAATATTTGGGTAAACTTGTGTTGAACCTAAATATGCTTTTGATACAGTTGTACTTCCTAATTTTAAGGTACTAAAACTTGATCCTAATTTAATAGCCATATTACGTTATTATATATAATGTTGTTGCTACTGGTGTACCAGCATCATATTCTGCTTGTGTTAAACTAACTAAATTTAAAACTTGGTCAGAACCTGTTGGTTCACCACTTACACTACTATCAATAGTATTTACTTCTGCACCTGCTTCAATATTGTTTAATTTTGTAGTATTATTAGCAATATCTGTTGCTTGTTGCGCACTAATAACTGTAGTATCTCCTGCTAATGCAGTTGTTGATGTTAAACCTAATTGCAATAAATTAGTATTCCCTGCTAATGCAGTTGTTGATGTTGTACCTAATTGTAATAATGCAGTATCACCCTCTAATGCAGTTCCAGCAGTTGTACCAAGTACCATTGAAACCTTTGTATTATTATCTGTAATATCAGCTGCTTGTGCTGACGTTATACCTACTTTTGCAGTATTTAGTGTAACAGCTGAATTTGAGGAAACCCTTGCATCTGTGAAATATAAATTAGTATTTTCTGCAATATCTGATGTATCTAATACAACTGTTCCGATTTCTCCATTTACGCTGTCAACAGGTGCAGCACTTGGTATGCTTGGTTTATTTAATATTACAGCTAAACCACTTGTTGCACTCCAATCGCTTTGTACGTTACCAACTTTTGCTGTGTTATTTGTAACATCGGTATTTACAGAAACCAAAGCTTGTGTAAAACCTACCTTTGCACTGTTATCTGTAATTGCTGTTGCCTGTAATCCCGAAATTGTAGTTGTATCTCCTGCAAGAGCAGTAGTAGATGTTAGTCCAAGTTGTAATAAACTTGTGTTACCTGCTAAAGCAGTACTTGCTGATGTACCCAATACCATATATTTATTGGTCGTACCCTCTGCAATATCGTCTGTATCTAAAACTACAGTTCCAACTTCTCCATTTACACTATCAACTGGCGCACCTGCTGAAGGTGGTACATTTAAAACACCATTAACAATTTGTAAAGTTCCTGTATTACCTGTAACGCTTTGTACTATTCCTAAATTACTTGTAAAATTGCTTGGGTTTGTATTGTTATAAGGAGTAAAACCTAAAGCAGTTGTAACGTCTGAATTTGTTACTGTATATGATGAAATAAAATTATCTGGGTTTGTACTGTTGTAAGGTGTAAAAGTTAAAGCATCTGTAACATTTGCACTTGTTAAACTTAATGTTCCGCCTAATGTTAATATAGGATTAGCACTTGTACCCCCCGTTGTTAATGTTAAACCACTTACTGAACCAGTTCCCGTTACACTTGAAACACCACCACCACCACTACTGACAGTTGTAAAAGTAAAAGCACCACTACCATTAGTTGTTAATACTTGTCCACTAATTCCATCTGCACCTACATCATCTAAATCAAGCAACCCTAAAGAAACTGCACCCGTTAAACCATTTACGCTATCTACATCGTTAACTTCTGCACCTGTTTCTATTCCTGCAAGTTTATCTGCATCAACAGTAGGGTATGAATTTTTTGCTGTGTTATCAGTAATTGCTGTTGCTTGTTGCGTAGTAATTCCTACTTTTATTGTGTTTGCTGCTATTTCATTAGCTTGTGCGGTAGTTATACCTACTTTAGCAGTATTCGTTGTTATATCACTTGCTTGTTGCGTTGTGATGCCTACCTTTGCATTATTGGTAGTTATGTCTGATGCTTGTGTAGGTGTAATCCCAACCTTTAAAGTGTTAGCTGCTATTTCGTTTGCTTGACTTGTTGTAATTCCAACTTTAGCATTGTTAGTTGTAATGTCCGTTGCTTGTTGGGATGTTATGCCTACTTTAGCAGTATTTGCTACTACACTACTATTTGCATTTACTCTTGTTTCGGTATAGTATAAATTAGTTGTACCCTCATTTATATTATCAGTATCAAGAACAACTGTACCAGTTTGCCCATTAACTGAATCAACTGCACCACCACCACCACCACCAGTTACTACTGACCAACCTTGTGATTGTCTTGCATATTGTTGCCCATCGTTAGGTGCTTCGGGGAATGTAACTTTTGCATTGTTTGCTGTAATGTCTGATGCTTGGCTTGTAGTTATTCCTACCTTTAATGTATTAGCAGATATTTCATTTGCTTGTGCTGTAGTTATGCCAACTTTTGCAGTATTTAAAGTAACTGCACTATTCGCTTCAACCCTTGCATCTGTAAAATATAAATTTGTACCCTCTGCTATATTTGTAGTTGTAAGAACAACAACCCCAGTTTGACCGTTTACACTATCTACATTACCACCCGATGGTAACCCAACTACTGTTGCGTTTGTTAAATCTAAAGTTCCAGTAAAACTTGCTGATGATGTACCTATACTTAAAGTTGATGCGTTACCTGAACCATCTGTTAAGTTTTGTTCTACTGCACCTATTACACCATTATCAGATGTTTTTATTAACCCCTCGTAAGTATCAGATATTTTAGTATTAAATAAAGTTGCCATACTATTTTTTGTTTTTTATTTTAACCCTTTTTAAAAAGGTTTTTAGTTTTTCTATGTTTGCTTTTTTCGGTTTATAAATCATAATACCCACCCATTAAAAGTTGCATCATTACTTGGGTATATATCATCATTTATGTTACTTGTGTATTCGGGATATGTAGTTTGGTTAAAACTCATAAAGTCAATAAATCTTCTACTATACCATTCAGCGTTTGTTCTTGCTGTTTCTACTAAAAAATCTATTTCGTTTTTATCTACCGATTGTGCATTTTCTGATGTATGTTTAAACACCCCACCATTTTTTATTTGATACGCTGCAAAAGGCATATAGTTAGATTGTGCATACCATATTAACATTGGCGCTATATAATCATCTAAAACTGTTTTCCATCTTGCATTAGCTGGTAAATCAATATTAGGTATTGCAGTAGTTAAACCATCGTACATTTTAGTTCCCATTATTTGCTGCACATCTATTTCTTGTGCAATCTTAATAAACTGAATAAACTTATCAGTATCAACATTACCATCCATAATTGAATTACGGATTAAATCAGTTCTATTTATAAATAAAGTTGTAGCCATATTTTCTTATTTGTATGCACCCCTATCAGGCATATTGATTGGTGCTATTTCTGATTCTCTTGTACCAGATGGTTTAATATTATAACTTGATGGTATTGCTCTTGTTCTTTTATAATCATCTAAATTTTCAGATGGTTCAGTTGTTGCTTTCATTCTATACAAAACCCTAACCCATTTATGCCTACAATAAATACCCCCTTTAAATTTGAACAAAGAATAGTTTTGCCCTTTATGCCCAAATTCATTATTTACACCTCTAAAACTTGCTTGGTCAATATCTTCTTTTCGGTATATAATACCATCATCAGACAAACGCATCATATTTTTACAAAACGTTCTTGACTGGTTGCCATCTTGCATAGCTTTAGTTGATCCTACAACATATTTATATCTTATCTTATAATATTTAGAATCTAAATAGCTTTCAGCACTACCATTGTTTTTAGATGTAATTTCATCATATAGCCTTGTGAATAAACTTTTTTTCTTTTTTATACAAATATTTGCCCAATCATCATCACTAATGTTTTCATCTGTACTTAATTCATCTACCAATTCCCATTCATCACCAGCTTTTTCACCTTGTAAATGTTTTAAAATAGATTTACCCATTTCATCAGATAAAAAAGGTTCTTTTTCCATCTTAACACAATTAGGTACTTCCTTACCATCTTTTATTTTTGTACCATATTGTTCGTAACCATCCCAACAAGGTGCTTTTAATTCTTGGTGTGTTTCGCAAGGCATATAATATGTAACACCCTCTACCTCGTGTTCGTGATAACCACCACAACCCATTTCTTCAGCTACCTTTATTGCTTCTTCTTTGGTTTCGTATGCTTCTTTGCCATCAATTTGCTTTAGGCTAAATCTTCTTTTTTCAACACCTGTTTCTTCCTCAATAGTATCTGCATCTTGTACTGACTTATCTACATCTGTAAATTCTAATGGTTGTAACGTTGTAAAATATAGGTTTAAGCTAATATCATTGTATGCAAGTATATTATCAAAGCAATCTATTAAAAGTTCTTGAAATGGTCTTATAACGGTGTTATCCATTAAAAGTGATGCAGTCTTTATTTCTTCTGCATTATTACCTAAACCGCTACCATCTTTTATACCTAATAACATAGGCGAAACAATACGATGTGCTACCATTATTTTTTGTGTACTTTCCTCACTTAAAAATTGGTATTGGTTATGTGCATCACTTAATTGTACTGGTGTTATTTCTGCTTGTGATTCTTTGTTGTCATTAAAAGCTAATATAAACTTACCAGCGTTTGATGTACCACTAAACTTTTGAGCAATTTTATTTTCTATTAATTTGCGTTCTTGTTGGTTAGGTGTACCATTATTAAAGTTAATTAACATTGATGGTGCTAAACCATTCATAATATTGTTAAGGTGGTAATTAGATACTTCTTCTTCTAATTCTGCATATTGTAAACCACCTTGATAATCTACTGGTGAATAATAATAAAAACCACTTTTATATGGTTTTATATAATAAATTTCTATACCCTCTTTAGACATTCCATAAGCTGGTATTCTTAAAGGTTCATCAGTACGTTTAATATTTGCCCAATCATCAAAATAAAAGTATGCTGGTATTTCACCATTTTCATCACATTTTTCAGCACGTAATGTTTCAATAGGAATATGCTCTAACTGAACAATTTTACTACGATCTTTTGAGTAAATTACTTGTATTGCAGCATTACCCATTAGCTTTAAATCGTAACACACTTTTCTAACTACATCTTTTTTAAACAATGCAATCATTTGAGCGTACTCATTAGGTTTTCTGTTACTATCAGTTGCGTTCAGTCCTTTTCCATATATAGCTTGACTAATGCCATTAATAGCAGCGTTATTAGTAGGCGAACCATTGTATCTATCTATTAAGTATTGAAAATAATTGTTATCTGCACCATATTCTATCCAATCTTCACCATTAACTTCTTTAATTTCTGGGCTTGTGTAAGTACTTAAATTAACAAAGCCAAATTCTGATACCTTTGATGCTTTTGTAAATTGTCCTTTACTATTTCTTTGTCTTTTCATATTACTATATAAGTATTATTATAACCATTGTAGGTTGTATATTGCCCTTTATTTAAGTTATAATAGTCATTATTATTTTGGTCTATATCTTGGTCTGTACAGAAAATTCTATCTTTATAAATAACTCCATCACTTGCATCATCTACATTCCAAAGCGTTGTATCGTTTTCCCATAACTTAACATTTGTATTCCAAAAACTATTTGCAGTTTCTAATGTTACATCGTAAAAATGATTTTCTACTAATATAGGGTTAAATATATTTGTAAATGTTAAATAATTACCTACTTGTGTAGCACCATTGATTTGATATGTTTTTACTACGTTTGTACTATCATCACGTATAGACATAATAAAATCTGTTAAGTAATCTCTTGGTATTACTGATAACGATTGTGCAGTTGCACTTGTGGTTAATATAATCATCAACTATATAACGTAAATAATTACCTAATTTGTAGAAATTATATTGTAAAAAAAAAGCACCCTATAAAGGATGCTTAATTTATTAACTAAAATTAAAACTATGCAGTTGGATCAATTTGCCCTGCTGCTGCTACAATTTCTCCACTTTCAACAAAGTATGGTGCAGTTTCTTCCATACCCTCAAAGGTAAGTGTGAAACCACTTAAATCACCTGCTGCTGCACCAGTTACTACTGTACCGCCTGTACATTCCATTCCGTTTTCAGCACCACATAAAAATTGGTTGCCATAGTAATCTTCAACAACTACGTATGGTCTACCTACTGCAAGTATTTGTAATTCCTGTTGTGTTAAAGCATCTAAATAT